ATGGCTATGGCTGCACAGCAGGTTGCTCAAGCTAATCAGGCAGCAGCACAGATGCAGCAAGCAGGTTCGCCTGAAGCACAGATGGTTCAGATTGAACAGCAGCGTGTAATGATTGAACAAGCTAAGATACAGGCACAGACAGCTAAAGAAAGTGTAGAAGCTGCAATGAAGAATCGTGAGCTTGATCTGAAGGAAGCTCAGATTCAAATTGATATGATGAAAGAAGGTATTAAGACTTCAACGGGTATTCAAGAAAAAGAAAAAGATCGTAATGCAAAGAAAGCTATTGCAGCCTTAGATGCTATTATGGAGCTAGCTAAGTCTCAAGAATCTTCAGACACAACTAAAATGATTAAAGCTGCCGATATGGTAACAGCTTTTGTAAAGGAAAGTAATAAGCAAAGTAAATGACCTTATGGGAGGAGCTAACACAAGAATACGATAAGCAAATAGAAGAACTAAAAAATTTACTTGCATACGGCAGTGCTTCGAGTTATGCTGATTATCGCCAGATAGTTGGTAGAATTGAGGGGATTGAATTATCAAAAGATAATCTCGTCAATATCGTTAAAACTCGTATATATGAAGAGGATTAAAAAGTAAAATGCAAGTAGCTACATTAGGTAAAGCAATTTCTAATTCTGATTGGATTACAGATGAGGGAGTTGAAATTAAAAAAGAAGACTTACCACAGCTACCGGGTTATTACGTACTGGTACAACCAGTATCTATTAAGAATAAAACTAAGGGCGGTATTCTTCTTCCTGACTCAACTAGGGACGATATCGCTTATCTTACTACAGTAGGTAGAGTTCTTAAACTTGGTGATCTAGCTTATGACGATAAAGAAAAGTTCCCTTTGGGTGCTTGGTGTCAAGAAGGTGATTATGTAGCTTATGGTAAGTTAATTGGACAGAAGTTTGTTTATAAGGGTGTCAAGCTGCTACTATTGTTTGATGACCAGATCATTATGAAGCTAGATAATCCTGCTTCTCTTGACCCAACATTTAATTTGTCTAATTAGAATTACTAATATATACTATAAAAATAAAGTGTCGTAACCGTTAGTATCGCAACTAGCGAAAAAGGAAGAGAGAAAGTAATACATATGTCAGAAGAGAATGAAGCAGACCTATCAGAATGGTCAGAAATCGATGTTACAGATACTTCTGGAGGAAATTCTTCCAGAGAAGTAGAGTTTGAGATTGAAGAAGAAGAAGAAGAAAAACCAAAAGGTAGACTAGTACAAAAAGAAGAAAAAGAAGAAAAAGAAGAAGAAGTACTACAAGCTGAAACAGAAATCCCCGAAGAACTAGAGGGGATAAAGACAAAGGGTGCAGAAAAGCGTATTAAACAGCTTATTCGGCAGCGTAAAGAACGTGAAGAAGAAATTGAAAATCTTCGTTTAGAGGTAAGTAATCTACGTACTTCCGTTCAAACAAGAGAAAAGGAATTATCTTCTAGCTTAAAGAATAATATTGATAGTACAGCAGGACAGCTAACTAACCGTATTGAACAAGCAAGAGAGATTTATAAACAAGCTGCAGATTCTGGCGATACAGACCGGATGCTTGCTGCTCAAGAAGAATTGTCCAAGTCTTATGCAGAGACTACAGTAGTAGACCAGCAGAAACGTGCTTGGGAGGAATATAATCAGCGGCTTGAAGCTGTTGGTCAAACTCCTCAACAGAATGTATCTGCTACACCACAGTATGATCCAAAAGCTGTAGATTGGGCTAGTAAGAATGCATGGTTTGGTAATGACCAGATTATGACAGCAGCAGCACTAGCTGCAGATGCTGAACTAAAGTCAGAAGGATATGATCCAACTGAGGACGACTTTTATGAAGCGATTGATTATAAGTTACGTAACCAGTTTCCTCATAAGTATGCAGATGCTCCTAATCCTATTGTACAACAGGAGAAAGAAGTAACACCACGGTTGCAGGATACACCGTCAAATTCTGCCCAAGTAGTTGCAGGTGCTTCACGCACACCGCAAACCTCACGGAGTAACAAAGTTAAGCTAACACCGGAAGATGTTAGACGAGCTAATCAGTGGGGGATACCCTTGGAAAAATTTGCTGCAGAAAAGCTAAAGGCAGATAATGCTGAAGGCGAATATACAGAAATTTATAGTTAATTGAGCGTGGAAGGATATACAATGACAACACGAACTGAATCACGTAGTGACATAACTCGCGAAACTAAACAACGGCGTACAGTATTTGAAGAACCTAATTGGCTAGAAATACCAGCATCAGTAATAACTCGTTTTCTTAATGAAGGCATGGCATTACGCTGGATTCGTATTACTCTACGTAATCAAGAAGATTACCAAAATGTAGGTAAACGTACTGGTGAAGGTTGGGAATTTGTACAAGCTGAAGAAGTTCCAGAGATGTTACACTCCTCTGACGTGAGAGAGGGAGGAAGATATGCAGGTGCAGTCTGTCGTGGAGACTTAGCTTTAGCAAAGATGCCTAAAGAACTTGCAGAATCTCGTAAAGACTTTTATGAGGGACGTAGCCGAGAAATGGTTGCCGCAGTTAATGCCCAGCTAATGAATAGTTCAGATTCTCGTATGCCGATCTCTAACAACAGCCGTACAAAAGTAAGTCGTGGTAAACAAGCTAAGTTTCAAGAATAAAGTAAGCTTACTACTACATAAAGATTACTAGTGTACAATTTGTATATATCATAGAAAGGAAAGTGTCCTATGACTACTACTAAAGCACTATCTGGACTACGCCCTTCCCGCCGACGTGGTGGTGCACCTAACGGTTCCGGTATGAATGAATACCCAATCGCTTCAGGTACAGCCACTGCAATGTATAATGGTGATATTGTTTCACAAGCAGCCGGATATGTCGTAGCCCTAACTACAATTACACAGAAAGCAATTGGTGTCTTCACTGGTTGTCGTTATGTAGAAAACGGAGAACCTAAGTGGTCCAATTTTTGGACTGCTGCTCTTTCAGCAACTGACGCTAAAGCAATGGTTGTTGACGATCCAAATGCTACCTTTGAAATTCAAGCTGATGCTTCAGTTTCGATTGGTGACATTAATGGTGGATTTAACTTTAATGTCACTCTTGGTAGTGGCTCAACTGTTACAGGTCGGTCAGGTTTCGGTCTTGAAGCAGGTACTCGCACAACCGCTAGTGCCATGATTCGTCCAATTGCCGTTATTGACATCCCCGGTAATGATATTGATGTGGCAGCAGAACGAGCATTTCCTAAGCTAGAAGTACGTATTGTACGTCACTACGATGCTTATGTATCTGCTGGCGTTTCTGAGCCACCAGCAGGTTAAGAAGGAGTATTTGAAAAATGGCTATTAATCGCGCTAGTATTGCCAAGGAACTTCTTCCCGGTCTAAATGCTATCTTTGGTATTGAATATGGTGATGTGGATAATGAACATGAACCACTTTACGAAATTGAAAAATCAGATCGTGCATTTGAAGAAGAAGTTCTTTTCACCGGCTTTGGTACTGCACCTGTAAAGGGTGAAGGTGCTGCAGTCCAGTATGATGACGCACAGGAAGGCTATACTGCTCGCTATACAGCAGAAACAGTCGCTCTTGCATTTGCTGTTACTGAAGAAGCTATGGAAGACAACCTCTATGATACTTTTGCCAAACTTCGTGCACGTGGTCTTGCCCGTGCAATGGCAAACACCAAGCAAGTAAAAGCTGCAGACGTTTTCAATAANGGCTTCTCTACTTCTTATCTTGGTGGAGATGGTGTTGCACTATTCTCAGCATCCCATCCTACAGTAGGTGACGGAAATCAGTCCAACACTCTAGGTGCTACCGATCTATCTGAAGCTTCACTTGAGACTGCTCTTATTACAATCTCAAAAACTCAAGATGATCGTGGCATTCTAATTGGTGCACAAGCTGAATCTCTTCACGTTCCTTCTGATCTTGCCTTTACAGCAGATCAGATTCTAAACAGCCAGATGACAACAGTTATTGGTGTTAATCCAACAACTGCTACAAATGGTGCAACCAACCAGAACGCTATCAACTCTGTACGTAATCAGGGTCTAGTTCCCGGTGGTTTCTTTGTTAATCGTCGCTTCACGGATACAAATGCTTGGTACATTAAGACTGATTGTCCTAATGGTACTAAGATGTTTGTTCGTGCTCCTCTATCAACAAAGATGGAACCAGATTTCGACACAGGAAATCTACGTTACAAGGCTCGTGAACGGTACAGCTTCGGTTGGTCCGATTGGCGTGGCTTCTATGGTGCTTCGGGTTCTTAATATAACCTAATGTACTAGACTAAGGTATTGGGGGTGTAAGAAGAGTGTAATAAATTCTTTTTACACTCCCTTGCCTTTTTTATTTATTAACTTAGTGTTATACTACACTTAGTATTAATACTTAAAAATTAAAAGAGGCTAAAATGACAACAACTCTTCGTGAGGGGTACATTGTAGGCAGTGGAGCAGTTCTTGATGTAACAACAAGTGTGACTGTCACTGATACTCGTATTCGTTCTGTATATGCCACAGGTGTAGGAACTTTCCTAATTACAGGAACATCAACAGATGTTTATGGTAATATCCAAGGTAATAATATTAAATTCAATATGACAACTGCAAGTGACGCTTCTGAGATTTTCTTTACTGATCTTGGCATTAAAATGAATGGCTCAGTAAAAGTTTCTGCTCCTACTTCTGGCTCTACGGTAGCTATTTTCTATGGCTAACTATACTTATCTGGTCAATGAACTAATCGCTGCTACAGAGAATGACAGCACTGAGTTCCTTAACTTTATTCCTAATATGACGAATAGAGCAGAAGAACGCTTGGTCAAAGACCTAGATGATTATGGGTTAGTCTCTTATACTTCTGTAGCTGTCTCTTCTGGACATAATAAGATTACTTTACCTACAGGCACACGCATTGTAAAGAATTTTAATATTGTAAGCGCAGGTACAAAAATTAACCTCCTTATGCGTACAGATGAGTACATTAACGATTACTGGCCCGTAAGCGCCTCTACAAGCGAACCTGTCTATTATGGGCGTAGGGATAACACCACAGTACTCATAGCCCCTACAGCAGCTTCTACGTATGCTGGAGAGGTGGTTTATGTGTCACGCCCCACTACACTTACTTCAGTAACAGAAACGAACTATTTTAGTGACTTCTGTTATGATCTTCTTTTTAATGCTTGCATGATTGAAGCTTCGATGTTTCAGAAAGATTATCAGACTGCTGGACTATATCAGCAGCAGTATTCTCAGCTACTTGAACTACAACGTAATCAAGCACGGCGAAATCGTCGTGATGATATGCAAGCACCGGCAAGTCCTGCAGGGGCAGATGATAATATTGTTGCTAACTCAAACTAAGGAGATAACAAGTGGACGAAAATTTAGCTGACTATACTACTGTTCCAAAGGAACTTTCGTCAAAAGTACAAGCAAAAAAGCCTAAATCAAAAAAGAAAAACACTAAATCAAAAACGCCACCTATTAAAGAAACACTGAAAAGTATTCAAAGGCTTGAAGAGCAAATGGAAGGAGAAGAACTGCTTAGGAAAAAGAAGTATATGGCTGGCGGAAAAGTATCTTCTTCGTCAAAATACAAATGCTCACACAATAGTTTATACTAATATAAAAGGATATTAAAATGGCAGACGTACTACGTAGACATAAACGTAATGGATCGAAAAGTCCTCCACATCCTTCACGTGGTCGTTTATACCCACAAGGAATGAAGAAAAAAATAGATAAGTCTTTAGAAGAAATTGAGAAACGCACACAAACTCCTGCTTCTAAGGCGGCAAGGGAAAATATAGCTGCTGCCATTTCTTTAGGTATACCTGCTGCTAGAGTAATATCTCTTGGAACTAAAATGATATCAGGCGCTCCTGCTGCAATGGCTTCTGCCCGTGCTACATTTAAAGCTCTTATTGGTGCCACAAAAAAAACTCCTTCAGGAGCAAAAGTTGTAAAATATCCAGCACCAGTAGGAAAAGGAACAGCTTCCACAGTTCTTTCAAAAGCAAACATAAGAGATGCTGCGAACATCCGTAACACTGTCGCTACTGGCGTAGTAGGTGCTGCTGCAATTAAAGGTATGGGAAAAGATAAAGATGCAAAAGTAGCTCCAGTTCCTAAACCAAGACCTAAACGCCCTCCAGTTAAAAGTGCCACTCCTCCCACGCCTTCAGCTCCTAAAGTTACTAAAGCTCCTATAGTTGTAGAAAAACGTCAAAAGATTATTGCAGCTCCAGCTCCTAAAGCTGCTACAAAGGTAGCTAAAGATAAAGTAGAGACTATTGGAGAATATTTTTCAGACATGAAAGGTCGTAAAACTAAAGTTAAAACGCCCTTTGGTACGCTTGATGTTGATTCTTCTGATTCTGCTTATCCAGAACCTGATCAATATAAGGCTGGTGGTAAAGTAAGTATGGGTCGTGGTATGGGTAAAGCTCTTCGCGGTGGTGGAAAGGTAATGAGGTAACATTATGGGTCTTTTTGAAAAAGGAGCATTAGTAAGACATTTTGATCCTATTAACATATCTGGTAAGGGTAAAGGAAAAAGATTTAATTTTGATCCTCAAAATATTTTAATGGGCGCTGATGTTTTTGATCTTACGGGAGATTTAAAAAGTGCAGCAGCTGCAAAAAAATATAAACAAGATGTAGATGCGTTTAATGGGACACAGCAAGCAAAAAAAGCTGCTAATATAAGAGTAGCTGAAGCAGCTTCTTCTGGTAAGAAATTAAAAAAAGGTGGTAAGGTATCCTCTAGTCGTAAATGTTCACATAATAGGCTTTATTAAAAAAAAATAAAATAAAGGATATAATAAAATGGAATGTAGTTGTAAAATTTGCCCTATTCATGTAGTTGTTCGTATTTTAAAAAGTATTTCTACACGTTGTAGTGCAGCAGTGAAAGCACTTATAGGAAAGTAGTTGTGGCTTTAACTGATCCAGAAAAGAATAAACTTAAAAAGTACGGACTATCTGGTTTAAACAAACCGAAGCGTACAACAGGACATCCAACAAAAAAGGGTGTTGTTGCTATACGAGATGGTAGTAGTGTAAAGATTATTCGTTTTGGTGATCAGAATATGGGACATAACTATTCTCCTGAAGCTCGTAAATCTTTTAAAGCAAGGCACGGTAAGAATATCGCAAAAGGAAAGACTAGTGCTGCTTATTGGGCAGATAAGTTGTTTTGGGCTGGGCCTTCAGGTTCAAAGAAGTCTCCACCTAAAAGTCAAAAGTTTGTTCGTGGTATAAAAAGAAAGAAAACATAAGATGGCTATAGGACGTTCTAATATTAGTCAACAAGTAATGAAACCACCACCTAAAAAAAAGAAGAAAAAGATAACAAATAAACCTATGCTAACTTTTTCCGATACTAAATATCAAAAGAAAAAGGCTCGCCGTCCTTAAAGGAACATAAAATATGACTACATCGGGTACATATAATTTTAGCTTATCAATTGATGAAGTTATTCAAGAAGCAATAGAAATGATTGGTGGTGAGCAGACACTAGGTCATGAACCTAAGTCTGCTCGTCGTTCAATTAATCTACTACTTCAGGATTGGCAAAATAGAGGTATTCTTTTATGGACAACTAATACTACTACTGTATCCGTCTCTACTAGTGTTACAGCTTATGACTTAGCTGATAGTATTGTTGATGTATTAGAAGTTGTTCTTAATCGTGATGATACTGATCTTCAGCTAGAACGTATTACAATGGAAGAGTATCTTAAAATTCCTCGTAAGGGTCAAACAGGCCGTCCATCGCAATACGCTATTAGGCGTAATCGTGATAATCCTGTTATGTACGTATGGCCTATCCCAGAAAATACAACAGACCTTTTAAAAATTGAGCAAGTAAGGTATACTCAAGATGTGAATAAATCTGCCGTACAGACAGCAGATGTATCCCGTCGTTTTCTACCTTGCCTTACGGCAGGACTATCATATTTCATGTCTATGAAACGTCCCGGAGTTGAAGGAGGACGTATTCAGTTTCTTAAAACAGAATATGAAGAACGGCTATCAAGAGCAATGGATGAAGACAGAGAAAGAGCAAGTTTGCGTATCATACCTAATTTAAATAGAGTGTAGGAATAATGGCAAGTAACAGAAGAGCGTTAGCAATATGTGATACATGTGGTTTTAGATATCCACATCGTGTTATGAAATTAAATAGCTACGGTATGCTTATTTGCCCTACAGATTATGAAGGTGCTTTTGATTTAAAGAACCATCCACAAAATAGTATACCTAATGTTAGAGATAATCCAGCAATTCGTAATCCACGACCAGAACTTAATAATGATCGAAATATTGCTTGGCAGAATGCTTCATCGCTTTGGGAAGACACAGACAGTTATTGGAACACAATATAATGGCATCACTTACTGGAACACAAATTGCTAATACTTATAAACAACTACTACAAGTTGGGACAGGTAATGTAGGACTAACTAGCTCTTTACAGACTGTACAAGATGGTGATGCAAATAATTCACCGCTACAACTAAGTAATAGTACAGTAAATATTAATGGTGTTTTTTTACTTAATGGGTCTGCCTTAACAGCTACTTTTAGTAAACTTACGGGCGGTACAGGTATTATTTTAACAGAAAATGGCACTTCTGTAAGTACTGTTGCTGTTAGTGGAACAATTACTTTAAATCCTAACCAATCTTTTGGTATTGTTTCAGCAACTAATATTGATACTGATGAACTTCTTATAGCAGGAGTTTCAGCAGCCAATGTAACTGAAGTTGCTGCAGTATCAGTACTGACAAAAACTAATCTTGATGCTATTACATCTATTAATGCAGTTATAGGAGATGGTACAGGTTTTGCCACAGACGCTGAACTAGCTGCTGTAAGTGCTACAATGGCAACTAGTATTAGTAATTCAAACACAAACATAGCTGCTGTATCAGTATTAACGTCAGTAAATTTAGCTGCTATTACTTCTATTAATAGTATTATAGGTGATGGCTCAGGTTTTGCTACAGACGCAGAACTAGCGGCAGTATCAGCAGCTTTAGCAACAAGCATTGGAACAGCTAATACCAGAATTACTTCTGTTAGTGACTATGCTGTAGCTCTTTCAGCTACAATGGCAACAAGTATTGCTACTAGACTTCCGTTAGCTGGTGGTACACTAACTGGTATAGTATCAGGAACAGATTTTTATGTAAGTGCTGTTGCTATAGGAGTTGATACTTTATTAGGTAAACAATTACACATTGGTACAGCAGCAGTTGCAGATATTGTTAGCTTAACTGATGGTGCTACTATTGCTGTAGACCTTAATACGGGGCAAAACTTTGCAGTACAATTAGGAGGAAATAGAGCACTTGGTAATCCTACTAATTGTGTACCGGGTCAAACAGGATCAGCTTTTATAATTCAAGATGGTACTGGAGGACGAACACTAAGTTATGGAGCTAATTGGGAATTTGCTGCAGGAACAGCACCTACTTTAAGTACTGCTGCTGCTGCAGTTGATAGATTGGATTATATAGTGTATACTTCTGCAGGTGTACATGCTATAGCAACCTTGGATGTAAAATAATAAAGTGGTATTTAATAATAATCTTTTAATGGGTGCAGCATCTGCTGGTGGTGGCTACGAGATCGACCAGTCTTGCAGGTTCAATGACAACGACTCGGCGTATACGACTCAGACGTTCGCGGGAGCGGGTACTGGCACCGGGAACACATGTACTTACTCGCTGTGGCTCAAGCGGGGAAATATCTCTTCGTCGCAGTATTTCTTTTCCGTTAGTGATGCTGACCCGTACTTTATAGGGTTCCAAGCGGATGACACCCTGCGATTCACGCGAGCGTCCGGGGGAAGCCCATCC